CAAAGTATCCGAAGGGAAGAAGTGTGGGATCAGTTGCCCCTGCTTCAACATCAGAATTCATTTCCACATAAACATAATTAGATTGGTTAGGATACTCACCATAGAGCTTAAGTCTTCTTTCGGTCTCGCTCCATTCAAGGAACTGATCTCCAATCTTTCTCGCAATGAAGTTTGGCGAGGCCGGATTCAGATTACAGTTTGAGAACTGTTCAACAATTTGAACGGAACCGTCCATATCGCTTAATGTACGAATAAGAACATTGAATGAACCGTAATCGTCAACACTGTTATTACTCTTGCGAATTTCAGTGATCGAGACCTTAAGGTTTTCGTTTAAGTATTCGCCATGGCCGCGGCCACGAAGTCTAAACAGCTTTTGCATTTTTTCAGCACTGTAGCTTTCATTATTGCCTAAGTCTTGGCCGATAAACCAGCCGGCTGCAGCTTCGCGAGAGTTAGCACCCTTCATTTGTGATGGAGAACTTGCAATCGAAGAGCTTAAGTTAAGGTTGGCAATAAAACCAGTAAGTGTTGTGCTCAAGTTGGAGTGCACATCTCTGGTTTCTTGATCATATGTCTCACCAAGCCAATAGCTCTTAAGTGCAGATGAATTGTAAAATGTCCCACCAGTCGAAGATATAAGTTGTGGGTTTGTATTTAATACTTCTCTTATGTATTCTTTGTTTGTATCGTCAAGACTGACATTAATGATTTCGTTCGACTCGGCCGTGCCGCCGGTAAAATTAGCGACAGTTAGGCCAGTGCCTTCATCTGTATTTGTTTGATTGCCCGCTGTGCCAAGAGTGTTCTGTGTCACAAGCACATCATCACCCGAATTAGCTGCTGTAAATCCAATACCAGTACCTGCATTAATTCTAGCAACAATTTGATCTCTGACATCGGAACGACTGGTAGTTCCAACCAAACCAATTGTTACTGTGGTACCGGGTGTGTATGCAGCACTGTTTCCGCCGGTACCGGTACCTGTGGAAAGATTGTAAGTTGTTGTTGTGCCCGCTGCATCAGTTAGTGCAAAGTCTTTGGTATCTACGATTGAAGCCTCGGCCACAGTGGTGATGGTGGCGGTTGCAGCAGAAGTGCTACCACTAATAATATTTAACTTGAAAATACCATTTGCATCGGAGTTAATTGCGGTACCCATGGATGATGTCAAAAGACTACCTTGTTCGCCAAAAACAGAACCAGATAATTCAACCATTCCATTGTCAACATACAAAACTGCTGCCAAGTTAGCATTAACAGTATTACCAGCAATGTGGGCAGTTTGTGCCGAAGCTGAATTCATGACGAAGAGGCCAAAAGCACCTCCACCTGATGCACCAGCATTGTTTGCTGTTTTCCAGCCAGCTTGGGCAGCAGATGTGCCGTCATTGTCGGGATGCTGGTGACCAAGAAGTCTCATATAAGTAAGGGGAGCTACATTTGGTCGCAAGAAAGCTTTAGCTGCATAAAGACCATACATGGGTGACTGTAAGTTACCATCTCTGTAGATGTCTCCACCGCCGTTGCCCGGAACTGTTTCGCCAAAGTTCTCAACGAACTGAGAGTACGAGCTAACTCTGACAGGCTGCATCGCAAGACCACGAGTCGCCCTACCAATAACTGCTGGACCTATTGTATCTGCTGTACGGGGAATAAACGAGTTATCGATTTCGTTAATAAAAACACCCGGTGACACAAATTTAAATTTCTTTGCTGACATAATGTTGCTTTCCTTTTCTAGAATAAGTTGTCATGATGACATGTATATCATAACTTAAATAGTATTTTCATCTTCAAAAGGAGGAAGAGAAACAACAAAATAATGTTCACTTCCTGATTTAGTCGTCAAAAAAGCTTGCTTCCCCGGGAAGTGGAACTCTTTCTCTTGGAAATTGTACTTCGACAAAGTTTTCTTCTCGCTTGACTAACTCTCGATCATCGTTGTCGCCTTCGCCGATTAAGTAACCTAAAACACTAATTGTTATATCTGTCTCAAACATACGAATTTCCTCATTAAGAGTTGCTACATTGTTCTTGTGAGCAAAGTTCTGATCGATAAAAGCCTCGTAAATATGTCCATTTCGTCTCAGCAAGAAAGAATTAATCTGTCCTGTTCTTGCAATAAATGGCTCCATTAGAGAATTCATTTGTTGCTGATACTCAGTTCTTAGTGTAATCTTGTACTCCAAATTAACATATACTGGTATTGGAATAGATAATGTTTGAATAACAATTTTATGATTTACTCTGGGAAAGTTTCTTTGGCCGGGTGCACCGGTTATGTTCCTTGAGCCGGCTGCTACAGCAAAGTTTCTGGTTTTATCTTGCTTTATTTTCTTAGCTATGACCATTCTGCCAGTGCGGCCATCGCCATCATTGGAAAAAAGATGAGCTTGAAATGAGCCTTTCATGGCTGGATCCTTGACTATGCCAGTCCTCTCGATACTCACAACAGGCAAGATAATCGATCCTTCTTTGTCTCTAAGGGACTTGTCATCTTTTACTTGAAATGATCTCTCTGGGGATTGCCAGAAAACAGGAACACGAGTATAACCAGCATTTGTTCTGGCACTTAATTCTAGATCCTCTTTTAGCCAAGACATGATAGAATAATCAATACTTTCAAGGGAAGACTCAAGCATACCTATTTCTCTTAAAGTAAAGTTATTCTTCTTAGGTGGTAACTGTGCAAAATCAAAATCATCAGGTAGCATCAAATAATCCTCTTCTAGCTCGTTTACATACAGCCATCGTTTCAAATGTTTGATCAACTTGACCAAAAAGTTTACGGGGCGATGATAACTTAACTATCTCGTAATAAACTTCTCCGTACAAAACAAAATCACCTTGTCTGGCAAAAACATCCTGATCATCATTTAGCCTTCTCTTATGGAAGTATACATTAATCATAGCATCTGAATCAACTCCCACACCTTCAAGGTAAGATGTTGTTTCTTCTTCGACTTTAATCAGGGCATAAATTCTTATGGGTGGCAAGAATGTCTTTTCAATTGCCTCGCCATACATGTCATGGAAGTCTGTCCGTTCCATATCAATTGGATAATACAGAATCTGTTGACCAACAACTTTCTCAATAAGCTCATCATTAACTTGTTTAACAAGGTCTCTTTCTTTCTTACCTAAAAACAAGGGAGGTGGTGGCTGTTCTGGTCTGTTCCATTCGTCTGACATTTATATCACCCCACAAAAATTGGTAATGGAGAAGCTTTGAATATCTTCTCGGTTGCTTCGGAAGACTCTGCATCGTACTTGACAAGCTCTTTGTATTCAACTTCCTTGAACATTTCCATAAGTTTTTCTTTTAATTGTTGCTGTTCTTCCTTTGCTTGTGATAAAAGTTCAGAATGGTTTAGTGTTACACTCTCACCCGGTATAGGCAGTGTAGTAAACTTACCTCTAATCTGCCCAAGCATTTCTTTACAAAGAGCAAGGGCATATTTTCTAATCCACTGCTTACCAATAGAGTTAATGTTCTCATAAGGTATATTACCATACGGCAAAGTATTAATGTTGTTTACACCATCTGTTCCGTCTTGATATCCAGTATTGGTGCTAAATACATCCTGATCATCAATGTAGAATCTAAACCATATCTTTCTAGTGTTCTCAAAGCCAAAGTCACCGGGTCTGGGATAGATTCTAAGCTTGTTATCTATTATTTCATATGAGTAGTGTGAAGTTCTGGTATAAATCGAGTCTTCATATGCAATTGCTTGCATCTTGTTTTGCCATGTTGGTATAATCTCAAAGGTAGAATCATCAGCAAACTGTCCATATGTCGAATAGTTACCAATTACATTTATTCCACCGTAGTAACCAAAAAATCTCCACATTGCTCTTGGTGTTTTATAATAAACTTTATTAACAATTATTCTTTTATTACCCACCTTTCCAGCAAATGGCACAGCATTACCATCGTCATCAACACCACTAGTTGATTGAGATTCAATTACGGCTTGAAGATCGTAATCCTGTTGTCCCGATGTGCCATCAATAGAAGCGGAATATTGTTGTATTGTGCCGCCATAGCCACCCATAGCAGACATGGCATCACCAATTCTTTTTGCCTGTTGAACTTGAAATCTTGGATACTTAAGACTCGCACTGGCTGGGCCACTCATGCTTTCACCAAGATGATCAAATGTTCCAGTGACATTGCCAAGGGCATTAGATATCGTATTTTTCCCTTGATGTAAATTTACAATGTAGGAGTACTCTAAAACAGACTCTTCATAGGCAGCATAAACATTTGCAGTTGTAAGCTCAATGTCAACCACATCACCGCCAAGCTTTTTAAAGGTATAGGCAACCTGATCTGAAGCACCGCTTAGGAACTCAACAGAGCCAGTATATATGCCGAAGGGCACCGCAGATGAAACATCATCGACAGAACCAGTTGATGTAAGTACAATGGCACTTGTTTGAGATTTAGGACTAAGGTTAGTTGGCATTTAAAAGGTTCCTCAAATTAATTAGTAAACAAGCGATCAATGACCGGTTTAAAAAAATATTAGTTTTGAACTATTTCAGTTTACTTTTTCTGAGTTGTCTTTTTGGTTGTCTTGCGGGCCCGTGTTTTAGTTGTCTTGGTAGCTTTTCTAGTTTTTCTAGTTGTTGCAACCGTTTCACCGGTTGTATCTGTTGCGGTGCCAGTGGTTTCGCCGGTTGTGTCTGTTGTAGAGCCAGTGGTTGTACCGGTGGTTGTGCCGACTGTAGTACCAGTTGCGGTGCCAACAGTTGTGCCGGTTGTAGTATCAGCAACAGTTGTGGTTCCGGTAGCAGTGCCAGTGTCAACTGCTGCTGCTTCGTTAAGTGCTCTTGCCTTAAGCTTGAGAGCTAATCTTTTTCTTGGGTTCATGATATATCCTCGCTATAAAACCTGTAAAGTAAATAGTGTTAAGTTAACAAAAAAGAAAAACCCCCAACCCGAAAGGGAAGGGGGAAAAGTATGAAAACTTATTTGTTTGCTTAATTAGCTCTTAGCCAGCAGCCGGAAGCTTCGCTTCATCGCCATCTGCATCGAACATATTTGCAATCCAAGAGGTTGCACTAACACATACACATCTAACATATGTAGCAGTGCCCGGGACTGCGGATTCAGCATTGGCACCGGAACCGCCATTAATAGCAACATTAGCCGGGTCGCCTCTCTTCT